GGTAATACTGCAATCTTTCTTGATTCTTCGTAATCACAATCTTCAAAGTCTGTTCCATCAAACGACCAAACAATTTTCTTAACTTTAATCATATTAAATCTCCTATTTTGAGTCTATATATAACATAAAAATTGTATTTGTTTTTACTTTTTTAAAGAATTAATTTCGTGAGTAATATACCAGACAGCTTTTTCAAGATCTTCTACAGCTTTATCTGGATTCTTTTTTCCTGCTCTACCAATATATTTAACTGCATTTCCTAAATTAAAATCAAGACGCCATGCATCAATCACGTCGATGACTTCATGGCCTGATGTCTTCATATAATGATCAGGATGATTTACGCTTGATCTTTCTTTCTTTTTTGATTTACCACATTGGCACATAATACCAGCAGTACAGGTTGTACATCGAGCACACTTTGACATATTAATTTACCTTTTCTATCTTGGATGAATTTTTACAAGAACTATTCCAGATTCTAAATTTATGAATAGATTCTGGACAAAACAAATTGTACTGAAGAAAATAATCCTTAGTAGGGATATTATATATCTTGTCAATAGAAATTATTAAACACAATAAACCTTTTTGATACATAGGTGATTTAAATAAAACAAGTTCACCAACCACTAACTCAGGCATCTAGCAAGTCTTCTAGTCTTATAATACCTACTGCATCTAAGTCTTTAGTTTCAACAGGAATGTTGATAATTTCTTTTATGCATTTTTTGTTTTCAAAGATTCCTGTTTCTAATCCTAGATTATGAGGAACTCCTTCAAGATTGACTACATTATTATTTAATAAATCTGTATTTTCTATTCTTACTTTTATATGGTCTTCTAGCTTTGAACCTTTTGTTCTTATCTGAAATTTTGAAAATCCTTTCGAGGAAGAAGAAAATCTTATCCATGCAAACCCAGCACTCTCAAATATATCAATCATATTACTACATTCTGCAAACATATTTGAACTACTGACAGATGTTGATATCTCATGACTTAAAGAGTTTTTTATTTCGACCCAGGCTGGGTTATTATCGTCTACATTAACTTTTGCCCAAGCACGCCCTCTACCTGAAAACATAGCTTTAATACTTACATTGCTTGTATGACTAATGTTTAGATGACTATTGATTGCATCATTAAATATTTCTCGAAGTAATGTTAGTTTAATTTCGTGTTGATCTTCTTCAAGCTTAGCAATGATATCATTTACTTTTGGGAAAATAATTTTTCTGATTGATTGAATGTCCATTTTAATATTCCTTTTCCTTGTTTTTATTATTATAACACTACATTTTAAGAGTTACACTTTATTATCTTCTTTCCTTCATTATCTCATTGAATTCTTTTCTTGACTGTAAGAGTTTTGAAACCATTCTTGCGTTTGGTTTCTCTATTAGCTCAGATGTTTTCCCCATTCTATAACCACCGTTAACTAAACAATGAAAGCAAAAAAGCTCTTCTTTGATTTCTTCATCAAACCAAACTTCTTTAACTTCACCATGGCCATAATTTTGGTCTGGACCTTTTAAGTGAACCCATATCATATCACCAGGATTTAAATAGAAATCATCTGTAGAGGTCGACATAGTTACCAAACCAAATATCAAAAGTATTAATCAACTGATCATAATTACCCATCATCATTGTTTTTTTAATGTCGTTTCTAACTCTTTTTGGTATGTTGATTTGCTCGCCAATTGTGTCCACATATCCTAATAAAACAAAAGCATTACCATCTCTGCCTCTTAAGTCTATTTCTATTTTTCTATCTATAAGTTCATCGCTAGATCTAATCATTTGCAACCTCGCATGTTTATACATTCAACAAGTTTTCTATCTTGCTTTCTTAATTTTATTTCACACATTTGTAAGCTAAACTCAATGTTTTTAATCTTAAATTCAAGCTGTCTTACATCTTGTGTTAATAGGTCGTTTTTCTCAATTGTTTTCATGATATCTTTGTTTTCATTTAACACTCTATCATATTCTCTTTTCGATATACAAGAATACAAAGTTATAATTATAAAACATATTACGTAAAGATATTTCATGTTTATTCCTTAATAAACGTGTCCGCCTAGACTGCTTTTGTTTGATTTAGAAAAGTATGACATTAAGTCCATTTCTGATACAAAGAAGTTAGAATTATCAGAAAGTCTTAATAACTCACATTTAACAACACGAGTTGCACCTGAAACAGACTGAACTGTGCTTTGGCTAAAGATAAACTCTTCATTTTTCAAAATAGGCTTTGCAACACCTTTAATTCTCATGCCGACTTTTGCCGGCATAAAATAGTTTCCGTTGTTAGAAGTAAATACAACTGATCCTTTTCCAGACTTTTCTTTGAAGTGAATAGTATCACCTTGTCTGATTTCAACCCATTGTGTCATAGCTAAGTCCTTTATTTAAAAAAGCTTTGGAAGTTAATATAAGTAAACAATAAAGTAAGTTCTGTAAATAAAAATATAAAGTAAACGTCTGTTCTTTTTCTATGGTTGTAGAAAGAATGCAAATAACTAAATAGTATAACAAACGCAGTTAAAGTATAAAAGTCAAACATTTTCCTCATAAAGCCCGTTAAGCTTTAAAAACTCATACCAGTTTTCAAGCTCTTTGTTTGAAGGTTTAGTTAGTGCTGCTTCTTTAATAATTGTAATTTCTTGTTCTATACTTTGATAGTCTTCAATTACTTCTTCACTGTTTTTAACAATCTTACGTTTGAAAGTATTTACTTGTTTTTTGCTTTTCCTGTTTTCTGGAAGTACTTCGATATCAATCTTAACAGGAGTATTGCCTAGTAAAGGAAAGTCTTTAGACACAGAATGAGGAACGTTTAAAATATTTTCAGGATGATCAAACCTAGATCCTTTATATCTAACTTCAAATAATTCAACAGGATTTGATTCATCTCCTTCGACTTTGGAAAATCTAGCCCAACCAAAACCTTCGCGATTAACATGATCAAGAAACATAGTTCCATCACTACAACTAGGAATAAGACTTAAAAAACTTTGAAAAGCAGGAGAGTCTTTTGGAATCTTTACCCACGTATTTCCTCTACCTTTGTACTTTTCTTGAATTTGTTTTTTAAATTTATTTTTTGACATATTTTTGTCCTCAATGATTGTTGTTTACATTATATTATAAACATTAATTGTACAAATTACACTTTGAATATCTTCCTAAGAAACCCATAAACTGTATCTTCTAGCTTAACAAAGTTAATTTCCATCCATATTATGATACTTAAAATAATTGAAGGATTTACAGAAATTAACATACGCTCAGCAGTCTTTGATTGCAATTTAGTTATATTGCCTGACGTTAACAGAGTAATGTTTCCGTCAACATTTATATAAACTAATATTGCACCACTTTCTTTAATTTCGTCAATAACTTGTTTTTGAACTTCGTTTGCATCTTTATCTTTCATTTTATAACTCTATGTCTATATCAGCAAAAACAAGTCTATTCCACTTTGGCCCTAATACTAAACTAGTTATCTTGCCTTGTCTATTTAAAAGAATTTTCTTGAATTCACAGTAAGTCATTACTTTGTTTTTCTTATTAATACCTCTTACTTGAAAAAGCTGTAGTATTCTTTTTTTTTGTTTTTTATTAAGATTCAAACTATTGATACTGTAAAAAAACTCTTTAATGTTTTCTTCTGTCATTTTAACTATAAAATTCCTAAAATAGTAAGTGTTGTTCCTATCATAACCATTGAAACAGGTATGAAAGTTAAACAGAAAAAAATACCAGATAAAATACTAAGTTTGTCGATTTTCATAGAAATTCCTCTATTTTATCTGCATCAATATAGCAAGTAAAAAAGTTGTGTGATGGAATCATTATTTCGTAATACTCATATCCATCTTCACGATAACCATGTATAACTTTTGCATGAGCAAAAATGTTTTCTAGTTTATCACCAGCAACATATAGATAATCAACTACGACTGGAATCCATTTATGTTTACTTTGTACTTGCTGCATTTATATTTCTTTCTATTTAATAAAGTCTACTTGGATTGTGTGAAGGATACAATACAGTATGAGTCGACTTTTTAGAGTCTGTATAGATGTGTTTAATTGAAACGCATTGAATGAAGTAGTCATTTATTGTAATGTCACAAAAAGTTTGTGGTTCATAGTTTTCAAATGATATACTATCAACAGGCGTAAAATTAAATCTCGAGCAGATCTTGATAAGATCATTTGCAGGCAGATCATTTAAGTCTATACGCCTTTGTATATAACCTTTACCATCAAAGTATATTTTATTTAATTGAATCACTATTTTCTCCTTATAGACTATTATAAGTTTTTATTATATAAATTACACATAAAAAGTCTTTTTAGGCTTTGCTTTTTTCGGAACAAAGAATGGATTTTCTCTATAAGTATTCCATCTTTCATATACATCTAAGACTTTGTTTCCTTCTCTTTTAATTAAATACATTTTAGTAGCGGAGACCTTTGTTCCATTGTACCATTTGCTAAACTCTTTGAATATATTTTTAAGTCTTATGTGATGGTAATTGCTTTCGTTATTTAATACTCTGCTTTTACAAAAGTCGCTAAAAACTAAATCAATATCTGGATGGCTGTCATAATCCAGCAAATCTTTCATTAAGTTTTTTAATATCAACGTAGAAGACTTTGTCTCACCAATATCAAAAAACTTATGTTTACCTTCTGGTAACTCTTCACATAGTCTGGGATGTGTAATTCCGAATACTACACTAATCATTATACTTAACTCCTGTAATTTTATGTAAGTCTGAAACTAATGTTGTCTCTACTTTATTTTCTATAAGAACTTCGACAAAGTCTAAAGACATATTATATACAACGTCCTCTTCATAACGCAATTCTCTTTCAGTTTCTAAGGCGATAACAATCTTGATGTCATCAAAACCATTATCAAGAATATAAATTTTACCCTTTTTTATTTGTTCCATCAGCCCACTCCTTATTGCAGTGAACACACCAGTCGTCACACTTATTGCAACCGTAATACTCTGACATTGATCTTTCACATTCATGCAGATAGAATGTAACTGTCTTCTTTTTACAATACGGACACTTTTCTAACTTTGTTTTAATTTCTTCTTTTTTAACCATTTTTTTGACTCATTTCATGTTTTGCCCAGTCAACTTCAATAATTTTACTACGCATAAAACCATACCCACTTTTACTTGCTACTCTGTTCATGTGCGTAAACATTCCCAGGAAAAGGCAAAGATCTTTGCTGTCTAGCTCGATACTAGAATGAAGATTCTTTACAGAACTAGACATATCGAATGCACCATTATATACATCAGGCCACTTTCCTTGCAGTATCTTATATAGATAATCTTTGATCTGATTTCTAAAATTTTTGTTATCATCAATATCAAACATGTATTTTCTTGTATACTTTGTTATTCTACTTGAAAGATATGGTGACTCAACTTTCTCAATATTCAAAATGTTTCTAGAATTGTAAAACTCTGCTAAGTCTGTATAATGTAAATAATATTCTCCACTTTTGAATGATATTGCTAGTTTAGAATTAGAAAAGTCAAAATTATCAAAGCATTCATTAATGTCTTTAAATATAAACTTATTAACAAACTGTGTCTGTATTACACTAAACTCTAAGTCTACTTTTAGGGCTTCATCTACATATTTAACTTTGTTTTTCTTGCAGATTTTATTTAAAGCAGTTAAATTTCTTTCGTAATTAAAAGTAAAAGGTAGTTCAAAACTGTTTACGTCTTTAATTGCATCACTTACTTTATTAAGACAAAAGCCGTCATACATTATTTCTTCTCTAATAGCTTTAACTCTATTACTAATTACGTTGGTGATATCATTAACTTTATCTTTATTGCTTGAAAAAATGTCGATATCACCCATGTTATAAAAATATCTATAAACTTTTCCTAAAGTCTCTGACGTATTAGAGTTAAGTTCTTTACTAATAATTCTGGGAAAACCCCCGGCAATCCAAGCTTCTTCTTTTAAGTAATCATAAACATCAATTGTCTTAAATAATGTAGAAAGCACGTATTGAATATGGTTAGGAAGTCTGATGGAATTGATATGATTATTCATTTATTTTCGGTCCTTTAAAACTGGATTAATACGTGATTAGTTTTAATATCGTTTTATATCTATAACTGTCTATTATGAATTATTAAAGTTTGTTAAGTTGCACGCTGGAATAATCTAGAATAGTCCTCAACCAAGTCGGACATACTAATTGAAGGGTTTCCAACTGTATCATACTTATGTGTGTTATTGTTTTCTTTACTATACATTGTTTCAAATAGCTTTTTAAAATTATCAAATACTCGCAAATCACATTTTATAAAGTAGTGTGAAGAAGGTGATATGTTTTTATCAAATTTAAAAATCTTACCAGCGTTTACACCAACTCTCCTTATAGCAAATTTTGGATTGTCTTCTTTCGAAACCCAAGACCAATCTTTGTGATTTTTACTTCTTAACACAACTTTACGACTAAAGTTTTTCTTTTCCCATACTTGAAAGGTACATGGCACAGAATAGTCAGTGTTATCAACTAGCTTGAATGATTTTTTTTCTAAAATTTCTTCATATACCAAGTGAAAGTGTTTATCTAGTCTATTAACTACTGACTCTTTACGAAACGTTCTAGGAACAATAAAAGCTATATATTTGGCAAATTCAGCGCTGTGATTAAAAAATTTAATTGCTAAAGATGAGTTCTTCCCAAAAGGAGGATTTCCTACTACACAAATACTGTTGTATGATTTTATTAAGTTACTGCTATCGAAACTAAAAAAGTCTTGCTTTTTTATTTCTTCATGCTTAGGGTCGATATCTAGACCCATCCTTTTACCTTTAGGCAAAAAGTTATAAAAAGAACCAGACCCAGCTGATGGTTCTAAATACATGTCTATACTTTTATATTTGTTCTGCAATTTTTTAATTAAGGTATGCGCAACTGCATCTTTTGTATAGAATTGATCGTTCGTTACTTCGCTCTTAATCATTGTATTTCCTTTAAAATATGAAAAAACTTTGATGGGTACATCATTATATTGTTTTCATGACCAGACTTTATTATCTGAAAAGTTCTTGTTTCTTTTTTCGTAGCTGATATGTTGGGAGGCTCATTACAAACTATAGTATGAAATTTCCAGCCATTAGCACGACATATATCATATAAGCTGTTTTTTTCAATAGAGTTATATTTTTCGCCCCTGTTTAGCTGTTGACCTCCTCCCCAAAGACTTACTTGAATATAACAGACTGCATTATAGTCTTTACTTTTAATTAAGAGATCGATCTTGTCTATTGGAATATCTTTTTTTAAAAAGTCAGGAAATAAAATGCTTTTCTTATCTATTTGAGTATATATTTCAACATCTTTACTCGCTGTTATTTTTAAAGAATTACTAAGTATAAATTCTTCAAAAAGGTCACCACGCTTTTTTGCTATAGCTTGAGACTTTATTAAACTTATATTTAGTTTTTCTAGATCTAGCAAAATATCTGCACCATACTTTTCAGTTAACAAAGATATGTTTTTCTGCTTCAATAAAAGTTTTTTAATTTCTTCAAGTTTTAAGTCACTAAATCCTTTATAATCAAAGGATTTTTTCCACTGTTCTAATAGATTATGCTTTATGTTGTTTAACTTTTTTTTCATTTTTTAAATTTTTCTTTTAATTTAAATTTAATATCTTTATTGTTTTTTATATTATAACATAAATATTTTTATTTTACACACAAGGAAAAAAATGAGGATTAAACCTAATAGGATGTCTTGGGAAAGTGCAAATAGTTTATACCAATTAGAGTCAAAAGATATTGTTTTTGTTCTTGAGCAGAATGGCATCCAAGTTAAAAACATTTCGCCTGCAGGATCTTTAAGAAGAGGAAGAAAAACAATAGGTGATTTAGATATCGTTATTGAAGTAGACAATCCCCAGCTTGCAGGGAAAACATTAGAAGATACAATGGATTACCAGTTTTTCTCTAAAGGATCTTTTTATAAAGGTCAAATACTTGATACGGGTATTGATTTATTTATTGCTGGGCATCACAATTATTATTCTATGCTTTTCTTTTTAACAGGATGTGAAGATTGGAATTTAAGAATTATGAAGCACTTAAAAAACAATACTGATATAAGATACACACCTTTTAGGTTTATTAACCATAAAACTAAAAAAGTCTATGACTTTAGCTCAGAAGAAGATATATTTAAAGTCATTAAACATAGTTATGTATTACCAAAAGATAGAAAACCTCAAAACATAAAATTCGGAGAATAGATGAGAAAGTTATTAAAAGAGCATTATCAAAAGCTGCTTAAAGAAGAAATAGATTATAGCTCAAAGAAAGCAACTGTCTACCACTTGACAGGATTTAAGACATCTCAGTACGACTCTGCCTATAAGAAAAAGTTGGACAAAACAGACAAAGGCTTGAGAGATGAAATTGAAGCAAAAAGCAAGAGCAAGAAAAAAACAAGAGCAAAAAGTATTTTATCTAAAATGGAATACAAAGCCGCCGCAAAAGATCTTGAGAAATTTAAGACGCCTCAAGGACAAGCATATCATATAGCAGATAGTATTAGAACTGGTTCTTGGGACGCAGGTAGCTATTTCATAGCTGGAGAGGGTAGGATGTATGCTAAAGGTCTTTATACATGTTATAAATTAAACCCAGAAATTGCAAGAACATATGGTAGCGTTATTTTAAGATTTGATGTTGATATATCTTCAATGCTAATTTTTAATGCAGGAATAGCAAAAGGTATATACGGAGACAATTTTAGATTAGAAGACCAGTTTTTAGAAATATGCAGAAAAATGAACGTTGATATTCGTGGTTTCTATAATCAAGAAGTTAAACTAGAT